CAGGCATTCAGTTTTGTGCATGTCCATGAACGACTATGTCTCAGGATTGTTTCCAGCTTTTAGGCGTATTGAATTTGGCGGTGCCGTTCCATTGAGTATATTTGATGCTTTGAATGGAGTTGATGGCAATAGATGGATAAAACCATTGCGGGATAAAACTTCGCCAGGATTTGGGTTGAACAAGAAGAAAACCGATTACTTAAAGATTTATTACCTGGACAATGGTAGAAAGTTATTTGAGTTGGATTCTCGTTTGATAAAATCTACACAAGACGCGCTGTCTCAGTTGCGTCGTGGTGAGCTGTTGAGCCCTTTGGTCAAGACAGCTTTGAAGGACGAACCTACAAAATTGCCACAGTTCAATGAAGGCAAGAGTAAGGTGCGTGTCTTTGCAGTCTTTCCATTTGTCCATTTTTTGGTCGGTAAGATGTTGTTTGCTCCTCTACTAGCAGCATTGTATGATATTCCTTTGGAATCTGAGTTATTGCAAGGTACGAATGTAACAACTTCGGATTGGGAGCAGGTATATCAGCGCCTTATAGCATTCAAGCCTGATCAAGTGTTGGAAGGTGATTTTAAGAAATATGATATCAAACTTTCTGGGCAGTTGATTCGCTCAGTCGGCAAGGTTTTCGCTGCCTTGGCTTCTTACTCAGGTTATTCAACTGAGGATATCAAGGCTGTGTACACGTACGTTTGTGACATAGCGCAGAATCCCTGGTTGTATAATGGAACTGTGTTTGTCGTCGACAGTTGGAATCCTTCAGGGAATTACCTTACTATTGCTATAAATGGCATAGCCAATTGCTTATTGCATAGGTGTGCTTATTTCGATAGATTGAGAGGTTCTGGTACTTTTATAGCACCTTTCAGAGACATGGTTCACCTTGGCACAGTTGGAGATGACTCCCTTGCGTCTTCTAGACTGCATTGGTTCAATATGGAATATTTGCGCCACTACTTTGACAGACACAATTTGACTTACACTTTCGGTTCAAAGGCTGAAGTGGAAACACCTTTCATTGATGGAGATCATGCCACGCTTTGTAAACGTGGTTTTCGTTATGAGTCGCGTGTTGGCGAACACGTGGCTCCTTTGTCTCTAGACTCCATTGGGAAGATGATTCACTGCTTTAAGATGTCAGTAACCGACGATTTTACTATAGTGCGAGGCAATTTGTTAGTGGCGCTGCGAGAGCTAGCGCGTCATGACATCTTTGTGTTTGAAGAACACAGGAAGAAAATCCAATTGGCCTTGGAGTATGGACAGTTGGAGTATTTATGCCCTGAGGTCAACAGGTCGTATGATGAATGGTGGGATATCTTAGTTCAAGATTTTCCAGATGACCCAGCTTATCATCTAGGTGCCGAAGAGGAAAATGATCAATTTGATGATCCCACTTCAGTGAGCGCTATTACATTCGAACCTCATGGGGATCTTGATTCCCATGATGAGTTCAAGAGGCGATTTATCGCTTCAGTTCGGGCTAGAACCAGCCTTCCGAGTAACATTCCGGTAAAACAATCAAGAAGTAGTTCTGGTTACCGACGTGGCAGATTAAAGAACGCTGCAACGTTAGGCTTTACTATTTTCTCTTTAGTTCTTTTTACTTGCGGACAGTTTTATCCCCTACTCCGCAAGCATACTAAAATATGGATATCTAATGATAATACTAAAGAAACCGTCCAGAGCGAATCCATGGCTCGGAATGTGTTTGAATTCATGGATGAGACTGCTATGTGGGGTAGCAGTTTTCCTTATACCCCGGAAGAGACCATTGGTCAGGGCATGCAGCATTATTCGAATGATTCAGTGTTGCTGCGTCCTGTTAATATTCTGGATTTCACTTGGACAGTTGGGATCCCATTGAACATTACGATCAATCCATGGTCTAGCTTTTTGCTCGACGCAAGAGTAGCAAACCGTATAGCGCACTACAAGTATTTTAGAGGCAACTTACGTCTGACTTTTATGCTAAATGGCAACCCATTCTACTTCGGTAGAATGTTATGTAGCTATGTTCCTATGCATACGAGCGATTTTGTCTCCGATTTTAATAGTGCTGCTGTTCCAGCGTTGCGTTTGCAGTCTCAGCGCCCACACATATTGTTGGATCCTTCTGATAACCAGGGCGGCGAATTGGTTTTGCCTTTCATTTGGCCGTTCAACGCTGCAGATGTTGTTAGTTCTTATTCTGATTTGGGTTTGTTGCAGTTGTGTACTTTGAATCCTTTGCAGAAC